GTCACTTCGACTCCGCTACATCTGATCACCCCCGACGCGGCGCAGGGCAGTGCGGAGGGCGCGGCCCTGATGCGTGAGGGTCTGGTGTTCAAGGTGAAGGACCGGCGGGCGCGTATCGAGCCTGGTCTGATCGAGATTTTCCGGATCGCGTTCGCATTCGCGGGCGAACCGCAGCGCGGCAAGGACATCGAAATGCTTTGGGGCGCAATCGAATCCTACAGTCTCGGTGAGAAGACGAACGCTGTCGCCCAGACGCGAGGGATTCTGTCCCGGCAGCGGCAGCTCACCGACATCATGGAGATGGATCCGGACGAGGTGGCCGCGAACGAGCAGGAGATCTTGCAGGATCAGATCTTGTACGGCCAGTTGAGTACCCCGCCGCCGCCGACGCAGGTGAGGATGACCGAGCAGGTCACTGAACGTGCCCAGAATGGCGTGATCGCACCCACTGCGACATCCGTGCCGTGACCACCCCGACCCAAAGCCAGCAGGATCAGCGCGCCCAGGCCGCGCAAACGGCCGCAGCGCTGTACGCGTCCTCTCGGGCCGCGCAGGATTCAGCCACGGCGATCGGGCAGATCATGTCCAACTACGCTGCCGTCACCGAACGTTCCACCGAGGCCACGACACGGCTGATCGCCAACCTGTGGCGAACCACCAACCCCTACAACGACACCGAGGTGTCCGCTTTCGCGAGGAAAGCCGGGCAGTTGATCGTGTCGGCACAGAAGGGTGTCGCAGCGACCACCGCGGCGGCGCAAGTACTGCAACTGCAGGCGGTCGGCATCAACCCGAAGGTGAACGTCACCATCCCGGACAACGTCCGCGGTGCACACGCCACCTTCGGCGCACAGCAGGTGAAGGTGACCCGGCCAGCGAAGACAACGCTCACCTACCAGAGTCCCGAGGGCGAAAACAAGCAGGTCGTGAAGGCCGCCGAATCGGCGCCGGACCGGCTGTTCGAACGCGCGGTGGACACGTACCGCTTCGAACGCTCCAAAGGGGCGGACCACACGGCCGCGAACGATGCTGCGGAGCAACGCATCGGGGACCTGGTTGACGCGAATCTCATGCTCGCGCAACGCCTCGCCGAGCAGGAAACCCTCCGCCAAGCCGCCGGGCAGGCGCCGAAGTCGAAGAAGATCCTCGGATACCGACGCGTCATCCACCCTGAACTGTCCACCGGCGGCGTGTGCGGCCTGTGCGTCGCCGCGAGCGACATGGTGTACAAGACCGAAGATCTCAAACCGATCCACCACCGATGCAAATGCACGGTCGCGGCGGTCACCGAGAACGAGGACCCGGGCCATCGGCTGAACTCCGCTGATCTGAATCGGCTGTACACGGACGCAGGAGAGAAAGTCGGCAAGCTTTTGACCAGCGGGCCGGCGTTGAAACGGCCGCGGTACGACCTCGTTCACCATCACGAAATGGGCCCGATGCTCGTGCGCGTGAAGGGCGAAAAGGTCCCTTACTACACCACCGCGCCAGCGAAAGCGGCGTAAACCAGCTTCCCGCAACAGATTTGCGGGCTGACCCGTCACGGGTACTCCATCCCTCCTGACATGGGAGCAATTGTTGTCCGAAACAACCGCAGCACCCGCTTCCGCGGGTGCTGAGCAGCAGCCCATCACTCCGCAAGCGCCCGTTCCGGCACCTCCGGCTCAGCCTGTGCAGACGGCCAATAGTGAGGACTGGCAGGGGGTTCCGCTGTCGGATATGACCGACGCCCAGCGGGCCTCCTATTGGCAGCACTACGCCCGTAAGCACGAGAACACCGTCAAGGGGTTCGAAGGCATGACTCCGCAGCAGGTCGCGGAGTTGAAATCGGAAGTGGAGAGCCTCAAGTCGGAGAAGTTGACCGCCGACGAGAAGGCACTCAAACAGGCCACCAAGGAAGCGGCCGACGCGGCGCGCGCCGAGGCGGAAGCAAAGTACCGGCCGCAGATGCAGGCGCTGCAGGTGAAGGCGATCGCCTCCACCATCCTCGCCGGAGATCAACTGTCCAGCTTCTGCGACATCGTTAACCCCAACGCGCTCCTGGGTGCCGACGGGGAGGTCGATGAGTCGCGTGTGATGGGCGCGCTCACCGCGATGTTCGGGCAATCGAATCAGCCCACGCCTCCACCGAGCCAGCGGTGGCAGAACGCGGGTCAGCATTCAGCGCCCCCGCCGCCGTCGAATGCGGCGCGGGATCAAGCGCAAGAGCAGCTCAGCAAGCGCTTCCCCAATCGGGCGAAGCCCTAATCCCTTGGAAGGAGGTCGAACATGACCGACATCAATGTCCTCAATATCTCGTATGGCGTCGAGAAGCGCTCGTGGCTGCTGTCCGAGCACGGCACCGACGAAGGCACCATGCAGGGCGTCACTCTCGATGTCACCAAGTTCACCGCCAACACTCATTACCCGAAGGGCGCAATCCTTTCGGGCCTGGTGCTGGCGAAGGTGACCGCGACCGGCCTGTACGCCCCGTACACCTCGGGCGCCTCCGACGGCACCCAGACCCCGGTCGGGATCCTGTTCTCGAGCCTGCGGGTCACACGCCCGGACGGCACCACCACCCCGACCGTCGCCGGTGCGTTGATGGTCCATGGGTTCGTGAACACCGCCAAGATGCCGATCGCGCCGGATTCGGCGACCAAGTCCGCGCTGCCGCTGATCGTCTGGGCCGGAGGGGAGTGAATCATGTTCGTTCTTGATGGTCCCGTACTTCCCGACGCGCTGGTCACCTTCGTTCGCGAGGTGCCCGTGCCGGCGACGTTCATGCTCAACCAGATCCTGCCGGACCGGTATTTCACCCGCAACGACGTGGTGTTCACCGAGTTGACTCGCACCAACCGCACCGCGCGGTTCCGTGCGTACGATTCTCGGCTGCATGTCTCCGAGCGGGACACCTTCACCGACAAGCAGGTGAAGATGCCCGCGCTGAGCTCGTCGATCTCGGTAGGTGAGCTCGAGCGGCTGAACCTGGAGTTCGCCCGCACCGGCGGCACACGCAAGGAAGCCCTGGTCGAAGCGATCTACAACGATGCGCAGAACCTCACCCGCGAGGTTCAGGCCCGCATGGAACTGGCCCGCGGTGCGGTCCTGTCCACTGGCACGTTCGCGCTGTCCGCGGAGGGCGGCATCACCCAGACCGCCGACTTCAGTGTCCCCTCGGGCAACTTCGTTGCCCCCACCACCCTGTGGTCGGATGTGGTGAACGCGAAGCCGATCACGGACATGCTGTCGTGGATCGACGCGTACGTCGCGCTGAACGGGTTCGCGCCGGGATCGATGATCCTCAACCGCGCCCAGCTGCACTACCTGCAGCGCAACGCCGAGGTGCGCCAGTACTTCGCCACCCTGATCGGCACCATCGACGTGGTGACCCCGACCCAGCTGGCGCAGGTCCTGACCAACCTGGGGCTGCCGGATGTGCAGTTCGTGTACGACACGAAGGTGGATGTCGACGGCACCACCACCAACTGCATCCCGTCGAACAAGGTGATCTTCCTGCCGCCGAACCCCAGCGACATCGGGTTCACCGCCTGGGGTGTCACCGCGACCGCGCTGGAACTGATGCGTTCCAACGCTGTGGATATGGCGTTCGAGAACGCCCCCGGCATCGTCGCCGTCGTCGACCGCGATGGACCCCCGTACCGGGAGTTCACCTACGTGGATGCGGTGGGTATGCCGGTCATCCAGCAGCCCCGCTACCTGATGGTTGCGACGGTGCTGTGATGGCGCGCCTCAACGTTCACGTGCACGTCCAGAAGGATGACGGCACGCACGAGATCTTCGGACCCGACGACGAGGTCCCCGGCTGGGCCATCACGCAGATCAAGAACCCGAACGTGTGGGATGAAGCACCCACCGGCGATGAATCCGACGAACAATCCGGTGAAATCCCTCCGAAGGCCGGCCCCGGCGCAAGCCAGCAGGCGTGGGCCGACTACGCCGCGTCCAAGGGCGTTGAGGTGCATCCGGATTGGAAGCGCGATGACATCGTCGCCGAGCTGGAGAAGCTCGGACACGCCTGATGGGCACCTTCGCACAGTTCACCGACGTACAGGCCGAGTTCGAGGGCGTCATGCCCTCGAGCAAGGAAACGTGGGTGGACGCGAAGATCGATGCGGTTGAATCGCGCCTGATCGGATTGGTTCCGTCGCTGACGTCGCTGACGACCGTATCGGATCCGGCGCGGTTCTCCCGAGTGAAACACCTTGTGGTGGAGAAGGTTCTGCAGCTGTATCGGAACCCGTCGGGGGTCACACAGCAGACCGCGGGCCCGTTCTCCACCGCCTACGGGCCCACCTCGGCATCCGGTGCGATCACCTTCACCGCAGAGGAGCTGTCGACTATCAGGCAGCGCACCAAACGTGCAAACCTCGGCACCGTGACTGCGGCGCCGTGGCGAGCGGATCAGGCACCCGGTGTTCTTCGCTGGTGGTGAGACCGTCACGGTCATCCGGCCTGCAACGCGCGACCGCACCGGCGACCGCACAGGTGCTGATTCCACATTCACCATCGACGGCTGCGCCATCAACTACCAATCCACAACAGAGAACAACGATCGCCGCGAGACGGTGCTGTCGTGGATCGAACTGTTCTGCCCGCCAGGGGCAGACGTCCGCCCCTCCGACAAGGTCACCCTGCCCAACGGGCGCACCTATCTGGTGGACGGTGATCCCGCGCCGTGGAAGAGCCCGTTCACCAGCTGGGAGCCGGGTGTCGTGGTGAGACTGAGAGGGGTGCATGATGCGCAATAACATCCCATCCCCCAATACTGCTGTAGCGGCGATACTCCGCTCGGACACGATGCGAACCCTGATGGCCGGCAAGGCGAATCAGGCCCGCGCGATCTATCAGTCGATCGTCGCCAAGCGCACCGGCCGCCTGGCC